GTGTGAACTTAACCATCTCATCACCTGAAGCGAATACTCTCATTAAGGAAGGTTTAATCCATTCAATCGTATCCTGCACTGTAGAGTCTACATACTGTGACCTACCTTCAACCTCATTACCGAAGGGAAGGCTATAGTAATACTCCATAGCCGTTTCCCTCTGCTGAGAGATTGTATCACCCATATACCCAAGCGAATCTGTTATCTCGCCACGTATTCTAGTAATTAGTTCGTCTTCTGATATTTCACTTGCCATTAAACTATTCCATAATCCCCATAATTAACGTCTTGTGTCCATGCTGGATCTTTTCCAGATACAGCAAACCGTTGTGATTGAAATGCATATCGTGTTGCAGACATAAGATCATCCCTTATTGGAACAACCTTATTAAATTTTCTGTGATACATCCTGAATTCTTCAAACCAATCTGAAAGAGTTGAAAATACTTTAAACTTATCACCCTCTATTGCCTGAAGCATCGCCATCAGCCCCTCCTCAATAGAGTTGGAACCTTTATTAACCCCCAATGCTGGGGGATTAGAAAAATGTTCTAATAGAAAGTTACACCCTAAGTTCCTATATTGGTCAGCCAAGCCCGGATTTCCCATGCTATCCCTGCGATTGCCGTCATGCGGGTAGGCTATGGGTATAAAATGCGGTCTTGTCTTGATGTTCTCTGAATGTACGGAAGGACTTGCTTTAGACGCTCTATAGCAGTCATATACGTAGAATATGTCCTCATCTCGGTCAATTGCACACCAAACTACAGCCGTTGGATGGTCCCATCCGAAGTCAATTGCTGCTATTCTAGGCCAATGATCCTCAATAGGGACCGGATCTATTACAACTTGCTCTTCCCCAAGGGGGAATACAAGCCCAGAACCTATAGATGGTCTACCATATCGCCTCATTTCCCTCTCATGTGGTGAATAAGAGGAGAGAATCTGCTGCATAACGTCTTCATTAAGGTGACCATTCTCACCATTCATACTCTTAACTAACTCAGATGCGTCATCCCATGTCGCATTTACTAATGATTGTCCCTTTTGTAGCCTGTTTATGAAGGATGCCACTGTCTCAGTCATCCCACTTTCAGGTGTAAAGGTCATATATACCATCCCCTTACGGTCTAATGTCCTTGTTACAGCCTGACTATAGATATCTCTTGATGGTTCCTCGTCCAACCATATACAATCCACACTACGTCCCTGCCATTTCTCNACACCCATCTCATANGCTTTGAAGAATAAAGAAGAGTTCCCNCCGGAAACATGCTTTATGAGGGCTACACTCTTAGCATTTGGTACTCCTGGCTTTCTTTCTGTTTTAATAATAAGGTCTTTAGGTACTGTGCCTGACCCGAAAGCCTCTGGATCATCGGGGGAACCCAATAATTCAAACTGTACAATGTCTCTGGTTGTCTCATTTGAGACTCCACCAGCCCATGCTACGATGGGTTGGCGATAAACCCTGCCTTCCCACCACTCAGGATAGATCCCTGTTAGGTGGTAACTCAGCTCCATGCTACCACAATAAGACTTCCCTATGCGGTTAGCCGCCATCAGAAGCCTCTGGTTGGCCTCTGAGCCGGTTTTATGGAATTTTAGCTGGTAGGGGTAGGGGTCGTAAGAATCGATCTTAGAGAAGCGTTCACGCCGCCTCTGTTCTTTGAGTAATTCTACAGCCCTAGTGTTTGAGGAGCGAATCGAGTTCCCGTTGGATTTCTTCATCCGACATTTTTTCCACTGTGGTCTGTTCTATTCTTTCTATAGGTTTCAGTCCCGCCCTATCCAGTAAGTCCTTGATAGCCCCAAGTCGTACCGAATCGCTTTCCGAGTCTCTCGCCAGTTCCGATAACCACTTAATACTAGAAGGTACATGGTCTGCCAATACTTTTTGAGTCTGCTCATTGATTTCTTTTCTTAAAAGATTCTTTAGTTCATAGCCTTTCTGTTTAGCTGTCTTCTGTGAATAGCCAGCCTCGATTGCAGACTTGGTAGCATTACCTGTCTTACTGTAGATATCTATGAATTTGTCTTGTCGTTCTGTCATTAGATGTCGTAAAGCATGTGAGATGGTGGCAAAACTGCTTTCTTATCTCTCGAATAACCTTGGGTTAAAAAATCCAGCAAATCAGTGTTTCTTTGTTGGAAAATCTCTTCCTGGATTGCAGATACTACTGGATCGAGTTTTTTCTTTTTCTTTTTCTTTTTCTTATCATCTTTTGGTTTTGTCGATTTTGTTGGTTTTGTTGGTTTTGTCTTAGTTTCCTCTTTTTCCTTTTCCCTGTCTGCCCGTGCTTTCTCTTCAGCTTCTCTAGCCTGTCTCGCATTAGAGGAATCATCTTGTTCTGGCTGGGGTTTTGCTGGACCTCCAGGACCAGGTTGAGATGTTGGTCTGGATACTACTTCAGTTATACCCTCCTGTGGTACAAGAGTATTCAGTAGTAGAGTATTGAGGTTTTCAATTGATGGCTCTGGTTTTATAAAGCGAGCCATAGAGAGTCTCTGTCCACCTGGATCTTTATTGAAGGAAGAGCCACCAGGTAGCATACCTAATACTTGTTCCATATTATAACCAGGATCAGGGTTGATGCCTAGTTTGCTTCTCCAATCAGTTGACATATCTTCAGGTCCACTAGGACCTACAAGACTATTCTGTAGTATGGTGTTTATGTTTACTAGATTTGATGGTTCTCCTAAAAGAGATCCAGTCGTGGTGCCTATTGGATAAAGTGATGCTTCGGATCTATCTGTCACAGTTGGGTACCAATCTTCCCTATTTGGTGGTGGGAGATCCCATTCAACTGGACCTTGATATGGTGCTACTGATCCTTCAGGTGGGCTAATTCTATTTATCAAATCAAGAGATTCTGGTCCCGCAGCTTGAGGTGCAGTAAAACGAGGATATGCTTCCTGTATAAGAGGATCAACTATAACTGGATTTACATACTCTTCATTAGGTAGATTACCTCTAAAACCTCTTGTATTATCCCTCCTCTTTTGAGCATCTTCCATTTCTTGCACATATTCGGGAGAATAATCACGTCTCATTAATATATCATGTATTGCTCCCGCATCCATTGGATACCTTCCTTCGTATAGTTCCTGGTCGGTCATATACTCTGGAATATCCCATCCAGGTATCGGCCTGGCAGCCAATTGAGGGACTGGTGCATCAAATGCATTATACACCTTCTGAACACCCCGAACAACAAGTCCAACTGGATTCGACCATTTATCAATAAATTGACGGAGCTCACTATTTTTATCCATGTAAGAATTGTTAGTATAGTCTTGGTCAGCACTGGCTGGGGAAACCAGTGAGGATAGACCTCTTCCTAATGCGTTTTCAGCTGCAGATCCTACATTACCAAAGTATCNACTTAATGCTTGTGTTGTATCAGCCATTCTGTTTGCATTAACTTCACTTTGTATTGCTTGTGCATCATAGTTAGGATCTGCAACATAAGTGGAACCAGGCATTGCTGTATCTGCCGCACCTGCATCTCTTATATAATCAATGTTAGAAGCAATATCTAAACCAGCACCTGCCAATCCTGGTAAACCGGGTAATATAGATAGTGCAGAACCACCAGCCCCTAGGTAATTTTCACGCCTCACATTGTCAACTGTCGCTCCAATCGCTGCTAATGGATTTAGTCTATTGGCGAACTTAGCTGCTATACTTGCTCCCTTCTTTAATGGAAGAATTGCTTTCTCAAGATTTTTTCTTGTGTCGTAAAATGGTACATCNTNTCCNNGATATNTTACAGACTGTCTTGGAATATTGGTCATCATCTCGTCTGGACTTACAATTCCACTGAAAGGACCAAAGTCGTATCTTGGGACAACAGATCCTACTTTNCCCCCTTTAAATNNATCATAGGNATCCTNTGATTTCAACAGAACTTGAGGTTCACGAATAATGGTTTGATTAGGTTTGTATGGATAGGTATATATACCTTTGTTAAAAGATGCCGTATCAGCTTGCCCTCTTAGAACAGTATCACCAAAATCA